CGGCAGCGGTAGCAGCCTCCGCAGTGGCGGCCGCCTTTGCCGCCAGCGTGGTCGCGGCGGTGCAGTACCGCAACGCCCTGGAAGACGTCGATAAGGCGCTCAAGCTGACCGGTCAGACCTCCGGCCAGACCGCCAGCGGTCTGGAGGATATGGCCCACACGATGGCCGCCTCTGGCCGGATCTCGATCTCCGAGGCCCGGGAGATCGAAACGGCGATGCTGGCCGCCGGCACGGTCTCCAGTCAGGCTTTCAAAACGGCAACGGGTGTGGTCGGCGATTGGGCCAGCCTGACCGGTGCCAAGGCGGTCGAAGCGGCTAAGGACATTGCCACCTCTTTGGGGGAGCCTGCCAAAGCCGCTGAACTGCTCGCCCGGCAATACGGGGCTTTGACCGCCGAACAGGTGCGCGCGATCACCCAGATGGCCCGCCTGGGCGATGAGGCCGGGGCGCAGAAAGGGGTGCTGGAAGGGTACCAGACGGTGATCCGCCGCGCGGCCGAGGAAACCGGCCTGTGGACCCGGGCGGTCAATGCCCTGTCGGATGCTTGGAACCAGTTCGGAAAATCAGCCTCTGGGGTACAGGTCATCAACGACCAATTGGTAGCCGCTCGCGAACGGCTGGCTCAATTGGAGAAGGGCGGCGGGTCTGGTGGCTGGATGTTTGGTCGCGAAGGCATGGTCGCGGCGGAACGCCAGCGGGTGGCCGATCTGGAAAAGCAGTTGGCCGAGGAGCAGGAGCGTGCCCGCAAGGCGGAGCAGGAGACCAAAGCCACCCGGGATATCCTTGACGCGGACAAGGTCGCGCGCTCCGCCTTGCCGACAACGGTGGCGCGTGAAGACCTCGCCGCACAGGGGGCCACCCTCAAGACCGGCCTGGATGCCGCCAAGGCGGCAGGCGATGCGAAAGAAGCTGAGCGGTTGGCCAAAGCTCTGGAAGCGGTTGCCTGGGCGGAAAAGACCTATGTGACCGAAGGGGAGCGGGCGCGATTGCTGGCCGAGGCCCAGGCCAAAGCCATGACCATGGGCGAGGTCGCCGGACAAAAATATCTGGCCCTGCGTCAGGCCGAAATTGGCGTGATGGGCAAGGTGCTGGATCAGGGTGAGCGCGAACAGGTGCTGGCCGCCACCCGGACCACGGCGAACGCCGCTGCCGCCAAGGCCTACAGCGACCAGCAGAAACAGATCGCTGCCGCTGCGATCGACGCGCAAAGGGATCTCGCTTTATCTGGACTGGACATCGAACGGCAGGCCCTGGCCCAGCGCCGCGCCCTGCTGGAAATCTCCGGCGCTGAAGAGGAAACCCAGGCCCGCCAGATCGAGGAACGGCGGCGCACCATCGAGACGGATGCCGCGCAAGCCAAGTTGACGCTGCTGCGCAAGGACCACGCCGACCAGATCACTGAGATTGCCGCCGCCGAAAACGAAATCACCAATTTGCGTGCCCGTCACGCTCTCGAACGGCAGCAGCAGGCGGCAGCCGAGGCCACGGCGCGCAGACAGGCAGCACGGGATTTGGCCCCGATCAAGGCTGACGGCCTCGCCAATCAGGCCAATCATGACGTCTCGGTCGCTGAGGAAAATCTGTCCTTCGGAAAGTCAATGGGGACGATCGACGGCGAACAGGAAATTGCCGAATTGAGGCGAATTTCCGAACAGAAATTCCAGATCGAGCAGGATGACCTTAATCGCCGACTTGCCCTTGCCCAAGAGGATGAATCTGCTCAAGAAAGAATCAAAAATCAAATAGTCGATTCGAAGCAGCGGGCTTCGCTCCGGATGTTGCAAATCGATCATCAGGAGGCTTTGGGTCGGCGAGAAACCATGCGGTCGATGGTTGCCCCTTTTACCGGGGCGATCCAATCAATGACCGCCGGCTATATCCAGGGCACCCTGAGCTGGGACAGGCTGACCAAACAGGCGGCTCAGTCGATCCTCGCCAATTATGCCAGCATGGGCGTGAAAGTCGCCACTGACCGGCTGGAAAAACACGTTCTGATGGCCGCCTGGGACAAGCTCTTTGGCGCGGAAGCTGTGGCCACTGCGGCAGCGACCGAGGCCGGAAAAACCAGTGCCAGCACTGCCGGAGCAGGGACACGAGCGGCTGTTGGAGTCAGTGAGAACGTTTCATTTTTCGGCCGCATTGCAACACAAATCGGTGAATGGCTGGGGTTTGAGACGGCTAAAACAGGCGCTACTGCGGGCCAAGCAGGAGCGCGGGCAACGATTGACACCACCGCGTCAATTGCAGCGATTGCTGCTGCCAAAGCCGAGGCAGCCGGTGAAATTCCCGCCTACGCCGGGATCGGGGCAGCGGCCGCAATGGCTTCTGTTGCGGCCATCCCTTTTGTTGGGTGGGCAATGGCCCCTGGGGTTGGAGCTGAGCATGCCGCGCTGGCAATGAGTTTTCTTGGTCTTGCCGTCGCTGAAAAGGGATGGGGAGAAGTGCCTGCTGATGACATGCCTGCTCTTTTACATAAAAAGGAAATGGTTCTGCCCGCCTCGCTGGCGGTCCCCTTGCGGGCTATGCTGACGGGGTCTGCCACGATTGCCGCGAGCGATGCCGGCCCGGTCGCCAGTGCCGCCGGCCCTCTCCGGGCGGCCAGCTCGGTTGCGGCCGCGACGTTGACCGCTGGCGGGATCGAGGCCGCTGCCGTTCAGGCGGCCGCCAGTCAGACCGAGGCCAATAGCGCCATCATCGCGGCCGCGATCGACCAGCAGAAACTTTTGAAGGCCAGCGAAGACGCTGCGAAAACCGCAGCCGAGGAAAACAACCGTCTGACCGAGGCCAACAGCGCCGCTCTCAACGACAACACGGCGGCCGTCAATGGCGGTTCATCCTCCGATGGGTCCCGGTCGATGCTGGAAACTCTGCTCGATCCGCTCGGGCTGGCTTCGTTTGATGTCGGGGCCTGGAACCTGCCCTCGGATATGACCGCCCGGGTTCATGCCAATGAGATGATTGTGCCGGCTGGCCCGGCGGAACAGATCCGCCAAGCTTTTCTTGCCCGTCCCACGACGGTCCCTCGCTTTGGCCTGCCTGAGTTTCTGCAACGCCGGCCGGGGGCGGACTTCATCACCGCCGCCAAGGCCAGACGCGCCGCCGAATCCGATTCCGCTGCGGCCGCGCCGGGCAAAGGCGGCAGCGGCTATACCATCAACGCCTCGGTTACCGTCTCGGCCCTCGATGGTGCGTCAGTCCGGCGAGTGCTGCTCGATAATGCCGGCGCTGTCGGCTCGGCCCTGGCCAAGGCGGTCAAAGATGGCCATGCCGATGCCCTGGCTGTGACCAAACGCAGGAAGTAGTGAAATCCTCCCTTCCAATCGGCTTGCTTGACCCTGAAACGCTCCGGGCACGGCATAAGGGATGATGCTGGTTGCTCAATTCTATCGGCTGCGGCAGGATGGCCATGTTGCAACCAAGGGGCGGAAAATGAACAAGCTGATCACTGGGGCGCTGCTCACATTATTTCTTCCCGGCTGCGCAGCAAGTGGCGTGCAAGTTAAAGAAGAACAACTGTCTCAATTCGAGGTTGGAAAGACGACCGTTCAGGACGTTGTCACTTCCCTCGGAAACCCTTCACACCAGATGCGAATGCCTGACGGATCTATATACCTAATATATAGTTATGCGCAGATAAACACGAGACCAGAGACATTCATACCTTTTGTTGGTGCTTTTGTTGGTGGCGCTGATATGAAGACAAATTCAGCGACGCTGACTTTTGACAGGTCGGGAATTCTCAAAACAACATCATCCTTATCGGGGGCGACAGGAACAGGAATGGGGCTTTCATCTGGGGCTGCCACATCGGACCGCGTGCCGGATCAGCCGAGGCAAGCGCCGTAGGTAGATTGCCCAACTCTTTAGGCTGTGGCAGGATTGACTTTCTGCAACCAAGGGGATGGACGATGCGGAAGGTAATCGCAACGTGTTTAGTGGCGTTGACGGTGGTGGGATGCGCAAAGAACCCTGCGGTTCTTGCAGAACAAAGGAGGCAAGCCAGCCAACCAGTTACATGCTCAGGCGGGGCAGACTGCGAAATAAAGTGGGGCAAAGCACTAAAGTGGGTCAAAGAAAACTCTTATTATAAGCTAAGGATGGTATCTGACTCCATTATATCCACGATGGGTCCAATTGACAGTTCAACATACATAGCTTACGAAATTACAAAAGTTGCGATCGGGCCTGGATTGTATCAGATAGAGTTTAGTGGAAATTGCGACAACTTCTTGGGGTGCTATCCCGATAGTCCGCTTGGGATGCAGGCCAGATTTGTTACATTTGTTAATGGAGGATAGTGCCCAGAAAGCCCCGTCGGATCGGGGCTTTTTTTGAGGATCAATGTAGTAGCGCCTTGACATCCTCAATATCCGAGCAGCTTTGCGCGACCGAACAGCGCGCCGGCAACCTTCCTTCCTGACCCTTTCTGGGCCGTCCTTTGGGCGGCCCTTTTCTTTTGGAGCCTGCCGTGAGCAACGCTGTCTTCCCGACGCTCCCCGGCCTGACGTGGGACATCAAGCGGTCGGCCGAGTTCAAGACCACCATCGTCACCGGCGCGGATGGCGGCGAAACCCGGATCGGTAATTGGGTCTATCCGCTCTGGCACTGGAAACTGACCTATGAATTTCTGCGGGACGATGCAACGGACGAACTGAGAAGCCTACTCGGCTTTTTCTTGGCCCGATCCGGTCGCCTCGACGATTTCCTGTTTCTCGATCCCGACGATTGCGAGGTGACTGATCAGGTGATCGGGGTCGGCGATGGCACGACAGCGGCGTTCCAATGCGCGCGCGGACTGGGCGGCTACGCCGAGCCGGTCACGGTTTTGCGTGAAAAGCCGGTGATTTATCTCGACGGGGTGCGGTGCCCGACAGGTTGGTCTGCCGATCTGGCCGCCGGCCGTGTCACCTTCGCCCCCGTCCCTGCCAGAAGCGCCGTCATTACCGCCGATCTGTCCTACTACTGGCGGGTGCGGTTCAACATCGACATAGCTGAATTCAACCAGTTCGCTGAAAAGCTCTGGGATCTCCAGGAATGCACGCTGGTGAGTGTGCGATGATCGCAATCTCGGACGCTCTGAAAAGCCTGCTGATCGAGCGGCGCCCGCACCGGGTGTTCGATCTCTGGACCTTCACTTTGACCTGCGGCATCACCCTGCGCTGGACCTCGGCCGACATTGATTTGACGGTGGGTGGCCAGAGCTATTCCTCCGCGATCCGCATCAGCCGCGACAAGCTGCGCCTGACCACGGGGGTCGAGACCGCAACCCTGCAAACCACGATTTCGCCCGATCCGGCGGCCGAGCCCCAGATCAATGGGGTGCCCCTGCGTCAGGCCATTCGCGGCGGTCTGTTCGACGGGGCCGCCGTCCGCCTCGAAAGCGCCTATTACAATCTGGATCTGCCGCCCCAAAAGATTGGCCGGATCGTGCGATTCTGCGGCAGCGTCGGCGATCTCGATGCCTTTGCCGCAAAGGCGGTGCTGACAATCAACAGCCCGCTCAAGCGCCTGGATCTGCAAATTCCCTGGAAACTGTACGGCGCCGGCTGCCGCCACGTTCTGGGCGATGTCGATTGCGGGGTTAACCTCTCCGCCTATGCGGTGCCCGGCCAGGTGCTGGCCGGATCAACCAACGGGACGGTGATCACTTCTTTGTCGGGCGAACCCTCTTACACCGGCGGCACTCTGGTGCTGACCAGCGGCCCGGATGCCACCTTCCGCCGCACCATCCGCACCCAAAGCGGCCAAACGCTGGCCCTGAAAAATCCGCTGCCCTGGGCGCCAGCGGCCGGCGAGAGCTTCACCATCCTCCCCGGATGCAACAAGACCAAGGCCGTCGTCACCCCCACTAGCCTACAGGCCACAATTCCCACCGGCCTGACTCTGGCAGCGGTGACGGATGGCACGTTCGGGGAAGATCGCGGCGCGACCCTGATCGGCCTGACCCATAGTGTAGAGATCGGTCGTGATGAATATGGCGCTCCCCTTTACAACACGACCACCGACCCAAATATCGTGATGGTCAAGGTCGGAGAAAATCCTGCCGCCGGCCAATATAGTGTGACATCGGCCGGGGTCTATCATTTTTCCACGGCCAATCTGGGGCGGCAAGTCACCCTCTCTTTCACCAGGATCTTGGGGGGCAGCGGCGGCTGCCGTCAGTTTGGCAATCTGGCTCGCTTTGGCGGCATGCCCTACATCCCCTCCCCCGAGACCGCGTACTAAGTCGAGGACAGCATGACCGATCTGGAATCGCATCAGCGCGCGGCGGTGGTGGCCGAGACGTGCTCATGGCTGGGAACCCCCTATCACGATCGCGGACGCATCAAGGGAAGTGGGGTCGATTGCGCCATGCTCCCGGCCGAAATCTATACGGCGGTCGGGCTGATCCCGCCTCTGGACCCAGAATATTACCCTCCGGACTGGCATTTTCATCGTGATGGCGAACGCTACATTGCCGAGGTTGAAAAATATGCCCGGGTTGTCGCCGCGCCACTGCCGGGCGATCTGGTGCTCTATCGCTTCGGCCGAAACTTTGCTCACGGCGCGATCACGATTGATTGGCCGCAGATCATTCATGTCGTTCGGACCGTTGGGGTGACCGAGGCCGACGGGGAAGGGCCGGACCTGCTGCGAACTCATCACGGCGTGATCCGTCCCCGTCTGTTTTATCGCCTGCATGAGTGGGCCGCATGAGCACCCTGTTCGGCAGCCAGACCTCTCAGGCGAACGCCACCCCCCATGAGACGGCGCTGAATGTCCAATCCTCCTGCGCCGGCAAAGTCGTTCCCGTGATATTGGGCACCAAGCGCGTGGCCGGCAATCTCGTCTGGTATGGCGATTTCCGCTCGAAAAGCCATAAATCCAGCAGTGAAGCCGGCAAAAATAGCAGCGATGGGGGGTCGGTCAGCTATACTTATACCGCCTCGATGATATTCGGCTTATGTACCCGGCTGCGGAACATTGGCAAGATCTGGGTTCTGGACGATGAGGTGGCGGCCAGCAAAGTGGGCATTTCCTTCCGTGTCGCTAGCGGCGCGCCGGGCCAAAGTCCCTGGTCCTATTTGACAAATAAATATCCCGACCAGGCCTTATCCTATGCCGGCTTGGGTTATGTCGCGATTGCCCATGCCGATCTGGGCAGTTCATCAAGTCTCAAGGCCTGGAACTGGGAGGTGCGTGGCCTCGGTACGCCCGTCAATACCGATGCCTCGGGCAGCTATGACATCTCTTTCGCCGAAGCAATCCAGCTGATCATCGAAGACACCTCTTGGGGCTGTGGCCTGACCGGGGTGATGGCCGATCTGACCGATTACACGGGGTGG